CTTCAATGACTCTTTCGATTTGTTCTTTCGTGTATATATTGGTGTTGCCTGACTTATTCCGTCTATCCATTCACTCTTTCTCTTTCCTACATATATTCCGTATATTGTTATTTCAAACTCAAAACTTTTTGTCTTTAGATTATAGTCTATCGTAAAGTCAGGTTCTATGTCAAATTTTGGCACATAACCAGATAGCCTCATCTCTGATACTAGCAGTTTTACATATTCAGATTTAAGCCTTTCAATGGCTGAATCATCGTGTATGGTTCCACTGAGGTTAAAGTTCTTGATAGGTTTATGATGATAATTGTCCACATACTATTATAACTGCTTATCTTCATAATCTTTGTATCTGTAATACCCTTTATCAAAGTCTACCTGAACAAGGAACTCACCCATAAATCCATTTCTGTTCTTTCTGAAAGCACATTCGATAATGTCACTATTGGATGCACGACCAAGTGCCATTACCCAATCAGCATCATATGCAATCTGTCTAGACCATGCAGTTTGACCCAATGTTGGGACACTGCTCAAATCGTTTACATCGTCTGGAGTTGCAGAAGATATTGCAATAATAGGAATCTCTTCACCAATAGCCATAAGTTTAAGTTCTCTTGAAAGGTTTTTCATTCGTACCGTTTCGTTGTCAGACCTTTGGTTTGGACTCATAAGTTGTAAATAATCAACAATAACAAAGTCTGGTTTATACTGATCTATCTTTCCACGAAGTACTGATGGATTAATCTCTCCACCATTGTCATTTGAGATAATATGAAATTCTGGTTTCCCTGAAATTTTATTTGCATGCCACTTATTAAACATGTCAAGTTCAATTTCACCCTTGCTTAATTTTCTGTGTGACCAAAGTCCTTCTCCCATGATCGTGTAGACACGATTTCTGACTTCTGCTTCACCCATTTCTAAAGATATGATCAGTGGAGATTTGCCTTGTTTCCAGGCCTGTACGGCAAAATAAAGGGCTAACCAAGACTTACCTATACCTGGGTATGCAAGAAACACTCCCAGTTGCCCTGGCATGATTCCTGACGGTAAGTAGTTATCAAACCCTGGAAGCCCAGTGGTAATTCCTACCAAACCAAGTTCTTGTTGTTTTTTAAGATTTTCAAAATATGCAATAGCAGACTGTAGGTCAGTGACATCAATATCACGGATGGCGGAAGTGTTCTTTTTTAATTCTGAGGTTTTTGTAATAAGATTATTTAATGCTTCTGTACCTTTGTTTTCTGAAACATTAGATGCGGCAGATCTTAATATATCTTTAAGGCTATCATTTAAATATTCAACTTGTAGTTCTTCTAAATGATGTTTTGTTGATCCTACATTTTCTACTGGCTTAAAGTCTCTAAATTTTTCTACGACAAGGGATACTGGTGGAACTGTAGAGTTTTGTTCAAAGTATATTCTAATAAAGTTCCAAATATCATTATGGGTTTTTAACAGATTGTCAACATTGTTTTGAAGCAGAACATGTAATTGTTTGTCTTGTAGTACTGCAGAAATTACCTTTGCTTCAACATTATTCACTTAGCCACTCCTTTGCTTTTTTTCGTCTTTCTAATCTTTCAAAGTTATCTTTTTCTTTATCTATTTTAGCATTCCAAATTTTTTCAGCATTGTATGAAAAATAATTCCAACTAGGACTTTGTGCTACCTTAAAATAATATTCAAGTAAATCATAGCATGTACCTAATCCGTATGATTCTATAAGGGCATCAGCAGACCACTGCTCTGTCCATTTATTTATTGATGGCTGTTGCCCATACTTAACCTTATGGTGTTTAGCGTATGTTCCTAGCAAAGCCATTCGGTCTTTGCGTTCAGCCACTAATCGATTATTTCTGCTTTTGCTTCGTTAATTTTTTCAGTAAGTTTACTTTCAACAAAACCATAAACTCTTTCAAATGCTTCGCTAGTAGTTTCTCCGTCTTTCTTAGAATCTACCACACCAAGATCTAATCTTAGTGATTGAAAATTACCTAGATTTAATGTATAACCAAGAGTAATAGAAACCTTGGTATTATCGTTTTCTTGCATACCCACTCCTTATTGCTAGTTAATCGATTCGTTCCAAATTGGAATAAATCTACCGTCTTCTGTCTTCGTATATTTAAGTATACCATCACCCATTCTTCTAGTCAACTCTTGCGTACTAGGAGTAATATCATTTGTAATTAAATTATCTTTCCTTGGTCTACCTATATGGTACGAAGCAAGTATATCACGTATGTCTTTTACTTGTGATTCTGAATAATATGATCTTACTTGCCATCCTCGTGCCCCGCCTTTTTGTGATCCAGTAGGGAATGGTATAATCCCTCGTCTCATTAAAGAAGGCATATATTTTTTATGTCTATTTACTAATTCAGCCGTTTCTCTAACTGTATATGCACGTTCTCTTTTATTTTTAAAATCAGAAATTAAACAACTTTCAATTCTATCTTTATTAATATTATATACAGACATGATTCCGTTGGATTTATTAAAATGGTGAATCCTTACTAACTCACCGTTTAAGAACCAAACCTTTTTATTGCCAGGTATTACAGGGGCGAGATTGTATGCTTCGCTCTCAAGATTTCCTTTTCTAACAGCCATGATCCTCCTATGACGCTCTGTGGTGGGTTCATAAACTCTCTTGTCCCACAAGACATGCAATATAATTCTAGATGAAGACGAGAACTATAAAGTCTATCAAGAAACATTCTTCCTTTACATTTTTTACATTCTAACATTAATTAGGAATTCCAAGTGCAATTATATTGATACCAATAGAAACATTGCCACTTGTTTTAAACTTTACAACTCCATCCACTTTTGACACTGTAACATTTTTTAACACTACAGAAATGTCAGATCCAGCAGAAGTACCATCAATATTTATTGGGGTAGCAGTAACAATTGGGGCATACTTAAATCCAGAATAACTTAAAGAAAATGGAAGTTCGTTTCCAGCACTAACTGTACTATTATTTGCAACCTCTACATATCCACCAACCATTCTCATTTCAGATGATTTCACATCTTGTTTTCCAGAAGAAATAGTATCTATTGTCATATATTTATTAAGTGATGGTGAAACTTGGGTAGATAATGTATTTAAAGTATCTGCTATTTGATACATATAAGCAACATCAAGTGGTTGACCACGATTTGGGAGAGGTATTCTAGCCATAGTTATTCTATTATACCACTAAAGGGCTTGCTCAGTACTAATTAGATATGTGGCAGCATCAAAGGCTTGTTTAATTTGTGTAACTTTTTGTACTCTAAACTTCATGTGCGTTGGTCCTGTAGATGGATATTTCATATCGTACTTACCATTAGAAATACCAACCCAGATCCAACTACCATAACTTCCACTTGTTTTCCATTGAACATAAACATCAAAACTCTTAAGTGATCCTTCATAAACTTGTGTTAACTTTTGTTCATCAGTTGGGTTTGTAATTAATAATGATGGCATTGTCCAAGTAATTGCAGCCGTATGGTTTGAATCATCTATATAAACATTATGAGGAATACTTGTTCCTGCAATATCTTCAATATCAAAACCAACTTCATCAAACGTACTTGTTGATTCTAGTTTATGTATTGGTGACCAATGTGAAGACCTATTCTTATCTTCAGAAACAATTCTATATCTCATTTGATAAAATAGTTCATCATTATTTCCTATATAATTAGGTAAATCTTTTTTTAATATTCTAACTTTTTTTATATTTTGATCTACCATTATTCAACATCCATAGCAAACCTAAACTCTATGTAGTTGCTAGTATTAGGACTTTTTACAATTGGTAATGAATCTATATTTCTTACAACTGTATAACCTGTTAAACCATATGCTGGATTTATATTGTTTTTGCTTTCAACTCTCAGGGCATCTAGTGCTACATAGTAAGAATCATCTACAGTATTAGCAGTTGATGCACCAGTAAGAACTTGAGCATAAACTTTAATTGTATCAACAGATTTCCAAGGAAAACCCTGAGTTGTGTTTAGATCTTTAAGTTCTTTATTTACAACAAAATATCTGTTTACATCAAAATCATAAGCAGAGTCATCGTTAACATGATCAACTCTTGCTTCCATTCTTGCATACGCACCAGGAGTATTAGATGCAGAAAACTCTACTAAAATTCGAGCAGCAATTTTTGATGTATTGATGTCTGCATCACTACCATCTTTATTTAAAACACTAAAAGCAAGTCTGAGTTCATCAGAGGTAGAATATTTTGAAAGGTTTGCGGATGTTCCAGATAACTGAATAAAGTTACCAGCACCAACTAGTGTTCCTGTTGATCCAGAAAATGTTGAAGAGTCTCCTCTCATTAAAACCATGTTGTTTAAAAATCTTGATCTTTCATTCTTTTCATACCTAGATGTATTTAAGAAAATAGTATTATCTGCATTAGTTTGAAAAATATCTAACTCTAAAGATGATCCGTTAACAGTAAAGTAATCTTTAACAACGTTTAGAATCAATGGATCATCTAATGGTTCTGCAACAATGTTTAAAGTATTAGATCCATTAATAGTCCAGTTTTCTGATTGAGTAAAGGATAGCAAAGATTTGCTATCGCTAGAGTTCAATAATCGATTAAAGCCTGCAGAGTATATTCCAACCTCAGTTATTTCATATCTTTCTTCTGTTGGTAATTCTGCAGTAAGCACAATCTTTGATATACCGTCTTCATTTACTATACCCCTTGAAGAAACTGGTACTCTAAACATTTCAAAATCTAGTTCTGTCTTATTTGAATAGTCTGGCTTTGTACCGCTAACGTATGGCTCTAAAGGCCTTGCACCGCAACCAACAGCGATATATGAAGCATATGAGGGAACTTGACCAAGTAGGTACTTCAATATTATATTTTTGCCAGTACTAGTAATCACTTAAATCTCCTATATTATATTGTATCATAATAGCCGCTTCCACTAGTTAGTATATTTATCTCTATTTGTTCATCATCTTCAATATTAACTAGTTCTAGAACTAAATCTCCTGTTGATGATTCTATATAAACGTTTACACCATTGTTACCATTTGCAACATTTGGTATCTTTTGATCAAGAACAATTGTAAAGTTTTTAAAGTACTCATAAGATGTTTGAAAAACTGGGGCTAAGGTGTAAGAATTATAACTTTGTAATATTTTATTAGAATTGTATATATTGTCATAAACAAGTTTAGAGCCAAACACCGTATCATTTCTATCAATATTAATAATTTCTTGTCCACCAATATCTTCAAATATTAAATTAGACATAGTCTCTATAGATACTTCTTCGTCTCCCACTATGATGTATTGCGGCTCTGCAACCTTAACCAAAGAACTATCTGATGAATTAGAGTATATTATTTGTGGTGTATTTGGAATTGAATCACTCATCTGCTACCTCATAACAATATAACTTCATTGTTGGACCCTGTGCTGATCTTGCATACTCAATATTATAAACAACAAATCTTTTATTTTCTGATGCTATGATATCTTCATTATTGGCATTTTTATAATATACGTTAACTATGTCTCCAAGTTGAATTGTTGGCATAGCAAATATTTCTAATCCAATTGCATTTTTAGGATCTATAGTTTTATTAACAATCCATCCAAGCAATGCTTCGGCATCATCTCTTGATTGTATGTATGGAGTATCCATTGTAAATTCTTTAGTGCCATATTTAGATTTACTTATTTTTAACTTATTATATTTATCTTTAGATTCAGTATTTGATTTTATAACTTGATCATCTAAATATTGTGTTTTAATATAGTTAGAGTTTTCTTTATAATAATCTTCAACTGTTAAAGTATGGTTTGTTGATTGAGTAAACGCAACTCCTTGAATTCTTAAATAATTACCAGATGTTTCATCTAGCGTTAAGACAGTATCAGTTGCATTAAAAATTAAAAATTCTGCACCGTAAGCATCTGGTAAAAATCCAGAAACTGTATAACCCTTTATTTTATTAAAAGTTGGAGATATTTTAGAATATAGTGCTGGATATGCTTTATCAAACTTGATATTAAAATATGCACACTCTCTCATAATAGAACCAAACTCATCAAAATAAAAATTGTAAGATGGAGGCTCTGAGGGACTTATGCCAGAAAGGTATGTTGACTGTATTACAGAACTTAAAGCGTACTTTCTAAATGCATCACTAGATGTGAGTTCTTGATTATCAAATATTTTATTAAATGGTATATCTATATTTTCTGAAACATTTTTAGAATAGTTGCTTCCTAAAGCAAATATGTTTTCAAACATAATTTTAGATGTTCCTCTGGTAAACAAACACATATTATTATAAATAGGAAGTGGGCTTGTGTCATCAACTATGGCAACAATGTTATTATTTATATATAAATAAAACTTTCTTGTTTGTCCAATATCTAAATATTCAACTGCTATGTCATATACGGTTGGATTAGACTCTCCTGTTACCCTGTATTGTCCAGTAAAGTTACCATCATCTACTAATATGTTAGTTGAGCCAGACCATAACTTTACAGGAACAGCCATATCTGTTGCACTATCTTTTCCTATCTTGTAAAACATTAAGTTAGCAATTGTAGAACCATTGGCATATTTATCTATGTTTGTTTCTGTTAATGCTGCGATTTCAAAATAATATCCCACATTGTTTGTAGGGTTAACCATAATTCCTAAGCCACCAGAGCCACCACCTATACTGATATTTTGAGATGGATCAGTTCCAGGAACAACGTAATATGTCATGCTTCCAGTTGGTGTTTGACCTCTAACCTCATTGTTTTCAACCTTACCAATAATTCTTAATCTAGTTCCAAAATGTTTAAATTTGCTGCTTAGTGGTTTATAAACATAGTTAATATAATTAATTGGTTTTTGTTCAAAGTTAAACGATGGCCCAGTCATAACCAATGCAGATGATTGAATGTTTCCAGATTTTTTATTAATTGAATTTTTATTATCATACTCTGAAGTATAAGAACTTGATAAAAAGTTTTTAATAATACCAGTTCTAGTTGTTTGTTTTGCTATGCTATCGCTAACACCAGCAGCACCAACTACAACTGTTTTGTCTAATGTTTTATTTGCAAACAAATATTCAGAATACATGTTACAACTTTTTACGTTGTCTCCACTAGTCCAATATGGGTTTAATCCAGCATGATGACTTGTGACCTCTGTTCCAAATTGACCTCTTCCATTCTTTATTACATCACCATCTTTTAAAACTTTTACACCATTTACTTCTACATAATCCAATTCTGTATAAATTCTAATTAATCCAGTTGGATACATTTTTCCGTTAAAGGGTAACTGAGAAAAATAATTCTCATAATCTTCAACATTAGTTATCCAAATATTTCCTATTCCAGAAACATTATATTCAACTGCATCGTACCTAATAACCTCACCATTTGAATAAAAATATCCATTATAGTTGCTGATCCAATATATGTTTTCTCCAAGATCAATGGTATTATTTAACAATACATTGTGACTAATTGATGGAACATCACTTGACAAAGATGATCCTAGCGGTATT